CATTCAGTAAAATAAAAAAAGGGGAGATGTTGCCATCTCCCCTTTTTTCGTTTTTAATCTTATTAAATCAATTCGTTAAAATTAACTCCAGTACCAGTTACTACTAGATCCACTAGGATGTACTTAACAGGTCTTGTAGCACGAATATATACTGCAATATTCAATACTCCTTGATCAATACTAGCACTTGTGTTATTTCTTTCGTCACACACTAATAGATAGTCGTATAATCCACCATTATCTTTCATATAATCCAAGATTGGTTTAAGAGTATTGTTTACTCGCGTTCTTGTTGTAATATTATTCGGTTGACCGATAAATTGAACAAGATTCCCTTGAATACTTTTCGCTAACCACAATGCACCTCTACGAATAGAAATCTCTTTTAATGCAGAACTTTCTTTTAATAGAGTTGTGCTATTCCAGTTAAGATAACCTTCTGGGAAACGAACAATTGGGTTTAACCCGATTCTTGAAATCAAGTCACGTTCACGTTGATTTGGATTAATAGCAAGATCAACTACATTTGCTAATTGACCATTACTAACTCCAAGTGGACTTGTCCAAGGATATTGATTTGCATCATTACGGGCTAATAGTGCAGCTTGGAATGAGCTTGGACCATACCAAGTATAACTATCTGTATTAGAATCATAACCTTTAACCCAGTTAGCATAACTGACACTATATGAAGAATTAATTCCTTGATACAAGTTGCGTAGATAGCTGTAAATATTTCTTCCAAAAGTAGAATATTTCTCAGATGGCTGATTAGTATTTGGATCAAGATACAATTGTTTTTGACGTTGTACAACTTTATAATCTTTACCATTAACAAAGATTTGACGAAGCGGATCTTGAATATGTAAGTGCGGAACACCTCCTGCTGCTTTTCGGGTAAATCTTGCAAAAGAATCGAAAATATTATAGATTACTTCCCAACCATCCTGAATAGCAGAATTTATTGTTGTTCCATCATACGGACTTAAAGAATCCGTATTTACATAATACGTATCATCAAAATTATAGCAAACAGTTGGATCAGTGATACAATGATCTGCTGCAACGGCATAACGTGTAGCCCATATTGTAGACAACCCATTATCAATTGTAATATCAATTGGATATTCAATAGGATTTTCTACTCCACGCAATGCACGCTCTAGTTTTGCAGGAAGATTTCCTAAATCTTTTTTAACACAATTATCATAAACAACATCGCGGCAATAGCTATTATATGCACCAGTTCCGTATAATTTATCATTATATCCTTTTAGTGCAAGACTTGCGCTAAAGTTTCCAAACATTCCGCTAGTTTTTTCACGATACATACGAACCGTTTTTTGTGGCAATCCAGTTGTTTGATCAACCCAGCAATTATTTTGGGAAAGATATGGATTAACATAAACTTCCAAATAATTACTTCCGTCATTAACTGTTTTTTCTAGATAGAAACTACGATCAGGACCACCAAAATCATCGTGAACCTTACGATCATTGTTTAGCGAACCAACAAATTGTTCAAGTCGTACTTGATCTAATTTAGAAATGTTATCTGAAACGCGAGTTGGGCGAACTTTAAACAATGAAAGAATTAAAGAATCATTATATGTTTTTTTACCAAATTCCACACCAACGTTTTGATGAACAATTTCAGTAATAGAACCCGGAGTTCCATTAAATGTTGCAGAAACATTAAATCCTAATCTTTCACTTGGCACTTGAACCCAATTTCCGGAAACTCCAATACAAGAATTATTGTTATAATATCCTGCAACCGCAGTAAGATCATCAAAATCAGTTGCTGGATTAACATTCAAATTATCATTTAATGCAAGATAATATCCAGAAAAATCTTCTAGTTGTGCGGCTTTAATTTTATTTACGACCACGATAGCTCCACGAACATCGTTATTTGCAACATCAAGCTCTGCAACACCGTTTTCATAAACTCCGCATTTCCAATTAAATTGTTGATTTTGAAGAAGTTGATATTCTCCAATTGTCATTGTTTTACTAATTGGTTCTCCGATAGCATAGAAATTCGCATCATTTAATGTTGCATCTCCTAGTAAAGGATAGAAATTATATTTTTGTTCTTCTGGAATTTCTAAACCTAAACTTGTAATTGCACTGCATGTTAATCCTGCTTCCAACGGAACTGCACAGAATGAGATTAATGCATCTAGTGTAGTTGCATTTACTGCGGATGTTGGAATTGTTGCGGAAAGACCTGCGGTTAATTGACTAAAAGTTGTTAAGTTAGTTTTATAACTTTTTGCAACACTTGAATCAGCCGTATAGAATTTCAATACTGCACTTCCTGTTTGAGAGTATGTACCAAAAACGTCACCTGCTAACACTGGAACACCTGATAACACACTTCCACTTAAAATACCATTTGTAACAGTTGTTTTAGGGAATTGTGCGCCAGTTAGAGTTACATTCAATAATGTTGATCCTGTTTCTTCGTCAAAAGTTCCACGAATTGAAGACAATTGATAAGAACTAACTATTCTGAAAACTGTGTCAGTTCCAACAACAGTTGGACGAATATGGTAAAGAGTTAAATTTTCTTGAACTGTATCACCATCCATTACAAATTTAAAATTAGTAACTACTGAATTATATTCAAATGGATAATTATGGATATATAGTTTCCCCGGATCTTCGTCCTGAGAAGCCAGTGAGCAATTCAAGTTAACTGATCCATAGCAAATGCTTTGAGGAACAAAACTATCCGCTAACCATGGATAATCGCTTTGAATTGTCGAAAATGGCATATCTTTAAAGAAATCACAAACATTTTTCTCTACCGCAGAAAGACCTACAATAGGAAAAATCAATGCATTGTAATATTCTGAAAATCCATAACCTGCTCCGCTACCATAAGGCATTCTAGTAAATGTAATTGATGCATTACTAGTTGTTAATAATTGTTTCACTGCATTATGTGAATATTTTTCTGCGGGTGTTGATGGTAATCCGAAAATTTCTTCAAATTCAGTAAGAGAAGAAACTGAAATCGGTTCATCAGTTGGTCCCTGTGGCGTAAATCCTGGAATGAAAACATTTGTTCCTACTGCATTAGTTGTAGTAGTAGACAAATCCCTTTCATTTATAACAACGCCGGGGCTTTCTAAGAGTGTATTTAACCTAGTCATATATAGTATTTATATTTTTCATTGAAAACTTGAAAAATAATACTCAATATATAAATAGTAGCTTTTATCTTATAATAGATTCATTTTCAATTGACTAAATTCGAATGAGAAATTAGTTTCCAATTCTTTTGTTTCTCGGTAAGATGCTTCGATTGATCCAATAGAAATTGGAAATGCATATGAATAATCCCAACGGGCAGTAGGATTATCATATTCATCTAATGAATAGATACTAAATGTCGAAGAATAATCTTTTAAATGGCCCCTAGATGCACTATTCATATTTTTTGCATCAAACTCTGAATAGCTTTCGTCATTTTGAATGTCCAACCATTTATACAAAATAAAATAATTATCAAAACGGTTATCTACAGTAAAACGAACATTTACTGGTTGATATGCAGGTCGAGATAATCCAGAAAATTTTAATGTTTGACCTTGAAACTGTTTTTCCGTAACATTTACTTTTATTTCAGGAACCACAAATCCCCAAATACTCATTTGCAATCTTTCTAAATTTCCCCCATTACAAATTCTGTTTTCTTTTTTTAATAATGGTTTTAGTATATCAGGAATGTCCATTATTAAACGAAATTTATCTTGTCTAGTGACATTTAATTGACTTTGTTGAGTTGTAAAATATCTTTCAGGTTCAGTTGTTGGAACTGGACATGTTAGATTTGGAATGATCGGAGGATTATTAGCCATTTTCAATATTTATCAAATAAATTCCCATGAGGAATTTTCTAACATATCCTGATATTTTTCAGGAATGCTAACTTTTTCTGAGTGATAATAATTGAAAAATGCATTATATTCTTTTCCTCCTCCAATATCTCGTATAGGTTTATTTTCAGCTAATAAGTTTGTTATACCTGAATTAGACAAGTTTTGATTTGGATCAAGTACCACAAGGGGTTTTCCAGCTTCATCATATTCAATAACATCTAGATATTTCTCTGCAATATCTTTTTCTAATAAAACTAATGCCCATACAAGTGCCATTACTCGGTCATCATTAAAACCTTTTTTTGCTCCCCATGTTCTATTAACTTTTCTTATAAATGTTTCAAATTCACGAACTGTATTAATATCCCTTAACACTACACTTTGTTTATTTTCTACAAAATATTTCATGTTTTGAATTCCGGTATATTTTGAATTTTGGTGACAGAAAATACCCGGACTTTGGTATACATTTCTTTTATCATTTTTCATAGAATAATGAACAATATTATCATAATTATGCACATTCATTAATGCATCAATAACTTGTCCTCCTTCTTTATTTCTTTCAATACATAAAAATGGTCTTCCCCATGAGCGTGCAATTTGATTCAATTTTTCAGCAAAAATCCAAGGTTGCATTTTATTACATGCAAAAACCCCGCATTGCTCAATATTATTCAAATCAGTTAAATCTAATATAATAGCAATTGTAAAATCTTGACCAACTCCTTCTGCAACATCAACTCCGATACTAATAATTCTATTAGGTTCCGGTTGTTTCCAAATTAAATAAATTCCATCATCAAAACTAAATTCAGCAGGATAACATTCGCCTTTCATTCGATCAATAACCATTTGATTTAATGCAGCCGTTCCATCTTCTAAGAATTCAATTTCATATTCTTGCCGCCATGTGTCCATATCATAGTTGATAGATGATAATTCTTCTTTTTTCCAATTTTCATCTCTTCCGGGAACTTCTGAATAATGTATTTTTACTGGACTCCATCCGGATTTTTTATTAGTCGCTGCTGCTTTTTCTGCATCTCTGAAAATTTCATAAAATTTTCCGGTGGCACCCTTTGGAGTTTGGTGTCCTAAAATTCCATTATATATTACTGAATGGTTCCAATCATACGGATCAGTTTCATCTAAATTTGGCAACGAAAAATCATATACGTTTTCCTTTCCAATTATATTATTAGATTTTACTTTTTCCCAACGAATATTATCATCTACAATTTCATTTAATAAATTATTAGTAAATCCATAAGTTTTTTTAAATTGTAATAATCTGTGTCTGGAAATAGGAGCATTCTCATAAAAACTATTGACCAATGCTTTAGATAAATTCTTCTTTTTTACCTTTCTGAAATCATCTCTTAGCATAGACGATACAAAAGGAACATTATCCATATTATTAATTATAGGTTTTCTATTTTTATAATGTTTTTCTAATATTTGTTGTTTTCTGGAGAAATTAAAACCTATTCTATTGTAATAATTTTGTGCATTAGCTCCGTTCATAACTATTCGGAAAAATTTTGATGATACTTTTACCCTTTCTGTAGGAGGGGTAATTCCTTCCGAATACTCGCACATTATTCCAAAATTCAATAATAGAATTTTGATTTGCTCTATTAACTTTTTAGAAGATAATGATATATTAACTCTGCCATCACGCACTGCCGATCCGTCTCCATCGAAAATACCACGAAGGAGTTGAATTATATTTCCTCTCGACATTTTTAATAATCTTTTCGGTATTACTTTTTCAGGAGCTTTTTTAGATAAATCAAACCCTATATACTCCAAAAATTCAATAAAATTCTTAGAAGAAATGTTATAATGTAAGTCGTCATTTTTTGTTTTAGTGTAAGTTAGCTTTGCATTTGTGATAGCATCATGTAAATTATCACCACAAGTTAATGTGACAGAACCTCCTATAAATTTTCCATCTACAAATTTTTTATAACAAGAACCTTCTGCAATATATAAACCAATTAAGTAGGCTAATTCTGGAGTGATTTCTTTTGGACAAAATATATTTTTCAACTTATTAGATACTGACGGAATAAAGTCGATTTTATCATTTTTCCCCCATATCTCATTTCCATGCTGAATTGCTATATAATCTCCCGCAGATAATTCAGATAATTTATGCCAACCATATTCTCCATTTTTACAAGAAAACAGTTTATGTTCTGGTGATCCTTTTAGTTGTGAAGATTGTGATACTATTTGATATATCTCACTTTCTCCACTATTGAACATAATATTCCCTGTTCTAGTTTTGTTCTTTCCTAACACTTTATAAGGAGGTATATAATATCCTTTCTCTTTCTCTTCATTGATGAATTCATCTAATTGAAAAATCCCTTCTTCTGTAACAACATGAGTATCTTTAGTAACACATGAAATTAATACAATTTTCGCAGATTTTGAAGAAGAAATTGTAGGCATTACTGATTTGAAAAACGGTTCTGCAATTTGGGAGGCAATGTGTGCAAATTCATCAACAAAAAGCATATTAACTGATTTTCCCCGAATACCACTTTCGGAAGTAGTAGAAACAAATATTTTAGACCCATTAACCAATTTCAAAACTTCTTTAGTAAATTCACTAACTCCAGTTTTTAACCAATTTGGCAATTCTTCGTATGCTAATTTAATACGTTCAAGAATTTCCTTTGCTTGATCTTCTTTATTAGCAAGAATAGCAACTTGGAAATCTTTTCGAAAAATAACATACCATAAACATACAATAGTCATTAAGGTAGAATTATGGGTCGGTATTCTCTTTTTTCCAGCTAAAAACATATGTTCTGGATTATCAACACTAATGCATCGAACAGGAACTTTTTCTACTTTTTTAACACTATCAATTGTAACGTATTTGATTATAGTATTTTTATCTTTTAAAGGAATAATATGATTTTTGTTTCCTTTTTTATCATAAAGAGAATTATATATTTCTATCGTCGTTTTTACAGATCCTTTTTCTTCATTAGTTGTTTTAGTAAACCATTCATGTTCTTCTCCAGCAACTAATTTTTCTCCATTACTAAATGTTAATTCATAGCAATTTATCTCATCACTAATTGGATGCGCTTTAACAACTCTGGTAGGATTTCCACTCCAATCTAATACAAAATCACCATCCTGTAATTCTCCCATAGTTTTATATCCATCTGGAGTAGGAATAATAGTATCAATGGCTAGTGGCTTTCCAATTTGTCGGCTTGCACAAATAATTGTTCTTTTATTTTCAATAATGCTTCGGATTGCTTTCTTTTGTGCATCAAATAACTTAATTTTCTGTCTTCCTTTATCTAAATGTACAATGACAAAAAAATGCTCTGCAAAGTAGATTACATCATCCATACATTTTTGCATTTCAATTGCTTGCTCAGGTGTGTAATCTATTGTAATATTAATTGGCAAACTTTCATTATTATTTAAAAATTTATCTACTTTCTTAATAGCCATATAGTTTATTTACTTTTAGCAAAATTGTTGTGTTTAATGTAAATAA